AGCTAGAGAACATGACACAAGATGAACGCATTGCTTATTGGGCAGCGCAGCGTGAGAAGGAACGCATCCAACGCCGTGACCGTATAGCCAAGCTGTCTCTTGACCAGCGGGTTGCTGTCATCAAGGTATACGAGTTGCTAGATGAGATACTAGACACCGCCTTGTATCCTGACATGGGTGGTATCAAAGCTATTACTGCCTATGACCTGCAAGAATTGGCAGATGCAAAGGACAGGCTGCGCCATGAGTTTAACTTTGACATCCGTGAACACGGTTGACATTTGCTGAATAATACTATATAACACAATATCACTTGTCCTCTTGGGCAGACAAACTGTCGCAAGTTGAGACACTAACCAAAGGAGAATACATATGCTAGAATATATTCCAAAAAACTTAGACTTTGACCCTATCTTTGAGCCTACAAAAGTAGATGATAAGAAGTATGTTATCAATGCTAATACTGGTGACTATATCGGTATCGTAGGCAATGGCTTCACCTGTGCATCACATGGTGACTTCTTCCGCAATGTCATGGACACTACGACTGAAACATTGTCAGACTACGACATGGAAGGCGCACAGATTAATTGGCGCAGCGCACATAAAGATGGCTGGGCTATGATGGACATGACACTGCCCAACGTCACTGCAAAGATTACCACTGACAAGCATGAGACTAGCCTTATGAAGCGTATCATCGCCTTGCATGGGGTAAATGGCACGTGTTCTAACACCACTATCTTTGGTGCTATAGACTTTTTCTGTCTCAATGGTCAGATTACAGGAGATCACAGCAAGGTCATGCGTAAGAATACCAGTAACTTTAGTCTTGACAGGTTCATTACTGAACTACACAAGTCACAACAGGACTTCACTGCACAGGCTGAACAGATGCAGCGTTGGGCTGTTACAAGTCTCGCTACAGTTGATGTCAAGTCTTTGTTGGATACTATCCTCAAGTCTGAGCGAAAGTCCCAAAAGATGTATAGCTTATATAACCAAGAAGTAAATGTCCGTGGGCGTAATCTTTGGGCATTATATTCCGCATTCACTAACTATGCCTCTTATGCAGATGAGCGTAACGGTTTTGCATTACGAGACACAGGGCATGATACACAAGCCATATCTATGTTCAAGCGTGAAGTAGATGTGTCAAGCTGGATCAACACCCCCGCATTCAAAGAATTGGCTGCGGCATAATGACACGGTACAAACTACAGGATGTGGTACATGATTACTACAACTCTTATGATTTCAATAACTTACGTGATGAAACTAAGAAACAGTATCAGTATCATATTGGCATCATGCTCGACACTGTAGTTGAGGGCAAAGCTATTCGGGAGAGGTACTGTGATAAAGTATCGTCCCGAATGGCGAAGCTGTCATACAACCAATGGTGTGAGAGGGGAGTGCAGTTAGCGAATCATGTTATATCTGCAACAAGAATACTATTCAATCATGGACTACATATGGAGATGGTATTGGTAAACCCTTTTTTAGCGGTCAAAAAACGCTCTGTGAGCGTCCGTAAGGTCGTTTGGGGTAGGGAGCAAGTACAACAGTTCCTAGAAGCGGCCTATGGGCAATTTAGCACCCGTAACGTGGGTCTTATTGCACAGATGGCATATGAATGGTGTCAGAGACTAGGGGATATGAGACTACTGACATGGGATGCGGTAGACTTTAATCTCAAACGTGTTCATATAAAACAATCTAAGAGAAAGGCAGAAGTATTTTTGCCTATTTCAGAAGAATTGTGTGAGATGTTGGAGCAGCAGCATGAGGACTTTGGTTTTCAGCCTTACATTGCACCAATGACACAACCAATTAAAGGTGTTTACAGCCCATATACTATGCACAGATTACCTAAAGTTGCTAGGCGTATAATGCGTGAAGCAAATTTACCAGAGGAACTAAGGCTATCTGACTTACGTAGAACTGGCACAACTGAGATGGTAGACGCAGGAGTGTCTATGGGAAATATTATGTCGGTTACAGGACATTCAAATCCACAAAGTGTGAAACCTTATATGAAGAATACTTTTAATAGTGCAGACTTAGCATTAAAAACACGAAAGGGATTGACCACATGAAAAATGTATGTTATAAAAGCATTGTCATTGCCCAAGGGTATATATACTATTATATATATAATAGGAGTATATAATGAATATTATAGGTTTTATATATGATTTAGATATTGCTAATGGGGAAACAAAAAGACTTGTTTGCCCTAATTGTGGTAGAAACAAAAATGAGAAGACTTTTACTGTAACCAATAATATGGGTTCTATTTTATGGAATTGTTACAAAGTATCTTGTAATATAAGTGGTTCGTTACGAAGTAGTCTTACTGTAGCGGATATTAAAAAGCTACAGATGGGTGGTGGTACACTTGAGGATGATGAGCCTTTTGATATGCCCCCATATGTAATTGCACATCGTGGGGAGAGAAGTTTAATCTCTTGGTGTGCAAAGTGGCATATCAATGAAGATGAATTAGGTTTGTTATATGATGTAAAGGAACATAGGGTTGTGTTTCCTGTTATACACGATAACGTAATAGTAGATGCTACTGGACGGTCTTTAGGTAATAGATTTCCTAAGTGGAAAAGATATGGAAAAAATAGCTTGCCTTATGTGCATGGTTCTGGTAGTGTCGCAGTAGTTGTTGAGGACTGTGTAAGTGCAGCCGTGGTTGGTGGCTATGATTCCTTTGTCGGGGTTGCGCTTCTTGGTACGAGTTTACAAGAGTCGCATAAAAGGTATCTTGCACAGTTCTCAACAGCAGTAATTGCACTAGACCCCGATGCGTTACCCAAGACATTACAATTTGCTAAAGAGTTAAGAGGTTATGTAAAAGACGTTAAAGTGTTACGTCTTAATGATGATATAAAATACCAACGCCAAGATGACATCCAAAAGTTGTTATCTTTCAGAACCGACAAAGGAGAATAAAATGGAAATGAGTTTACTTAGAAGTTTAATGGACAAGGAGTTCTACGACAACCATCGTGGCGCACGTTGTCCTGACAGATTGTTTAGTCCTGATAATCGTAAGATTAAAAAAGCAATTGATAGTGCTATGGATAGGTATGAACGTACTGTGACCCCAGATGAGATTGAGGCATTGTTTGTGTCTAGTAATCCATCTATGACTACAGCACAAAAGCAAGCCTATCTAGTACTGTTTAAGCAGATCAAAGGTGAACAACCTATGGGGTCTGATGTGGCACAGGAAGTGCTTTCAAAGCTATTCCAACAGGTAGTGGGTACAGACATAGCAGAGCTAGGCTTTGATTACGTTAATGGGTCACAGACCAGCCTAGAGCCGTTGAGGCTACTACTTGAGCAGTACAATGACGACTTTACACCTGACCTAAATGTAGAGTGGGATGACATAGAGATTGATACACTACTAAACAAGAACGACTTGGAAGCAAGGTGGACATTCAATGTTCCTAGTCTTACAAGGCAGATTGAGGGTATCAATGCTGGGCATTTGATTGAGATAGGTGCTAGGCCAAACACAGGCAAGACATCCTTCCATGCCAGTCTTATTGCCAGTCCGGGTGGTTTTGCATCACAAGGTGCTAACTGTGTTATCTTATGTAATGAGGAAGGTAGCCATCGTGTTGGTGCTAGATACCTTACTGCTGCAACAGGTATGACTATGAAGCAAATCAAAGCCAATCCAAGTAAGGCACGTGACTTGTATGCACCTGTGAAGGAACGTATTAAGATCAAAGATGCCACAGGTCGTGACATGTCATGGGTTGAGTCTGTTTGTAAGTCATATAAGCCTGATTTAATTCTTCTTGATATGGGGGATAAATTTGCTCGTACTGGTGGCTTTGCTAGGGCAGATGAGGCACTAAAAGCTAACGCTATTCACGCTAGGCAGATAGCCAAGCAGCATGAGTGTGCAGTATTTTATATGTCTCAGCTTAGTGCAGAGGCAGAGGGTAAGGTATTACTTAATCAGTCTATGATGGAAGGCTCACGCACAGGTAAAGCTGCTGAAGCTGATCTAATGCTTCTGATTGCTAAAAACCCAATGAAGCAAGAGGATGATCCAAACATTGAAGACTTACAGAGGCACTTAAACGTAGTGAAGAATAAGTTATCTGGTTGGCATGGAGTAGTTACTTGTGAGCTTGACTACCACACAGGAAGGTATACAGCGTAATGCAAGGTGAACTGTTTACTCTTACCAAAGAAGAAGTTATTGATGGGTTGATCTGTAATAATTGTGGGGAGCGACAGCCTGTGGATCAGTTTCAACATATGCAATCGGGTGAGATTAAAAGAAAGTGTCGTACTTGTTCACGTAATCAATCAAGGTTAGTTAAAGAACTAAAGGCGAAGCATCCTTACCCTGACAAAGATTATTGTTGTCCCATATGCACAAGGAATATAGATGAGATAGGAAGCAAGGGACAAAAGAGATTACAGAATTGGGTTTTGGATCATTGCCACGACAGTGAAACTTTTAGAGGTTGGCTTTGTCACCATTGCAATACCGCATTAGGTGCTTTTTCAGATAGCCTTGACAGAGTTAAGAAGGCTGTGTTATACCTACAAGAACATGAGGAGAATACAAATGAAAGTAACACTTGATGTAGAAAATACAACAGTAACTAGAGATGGTAAACTACACCTTGATCCTTTTGAGCCTACTAACTCATTGACTATGGTTGGTGTACTTACCGATCAAGGACACGAACAGCACTTTCCTTTTGATCATGAAGAGCATCTTAGTGGACACGACTACCATGAGCGTGTGCAATGGTATCTTGATCAAGCTACTGTTCTTATTATGCACAATGCTGCACATGATTTGTTGTGGCTATGGGAGTCTGGTTTTGTATATGATGGCCCTGTTTTTGATACAATGCTTTCTGAGTATGTATTGCAGAGAGGGCAGAAAGAACCCCTATCATTAGAAATGTGTGCAAACCGTTATGATTTAGAGACAAAGAAACAGGATACGCTTAAAGAATATTTTAAAAAAGGCGTTACCACTCGTGACATCCCTATTG